CCGGCACCCACGGCAGCGGCGGAGCGATGACCGGAGGGTTGATCTGGTTCTCGATTTGCGCGGTGACGTTTGCTTCGATGGCGCTCTTATCGACGCCATTTGCGAAGCACCAATCCAGCACCTGCTGCTCGGTCAGATCCTCGTAAGGCGTGAAGCTATCGGTCGGCGGAGCGAACGACGCGCTGCCGTAGCAGGTGCCGCTGTAGTTATCCTGCGAGCCGTTGCACCTCCAGTCGGCGGTGATGACGACATCGGTGAGGGAGCCTTCGGTCGGCTTAACGAGAAGGCGTTCGATGATCCAGAGGATGGTAATCATGGTGGTATGGATTAGGCGTTAGCGATTGTGGTGACGGTGCCGGAAGAACCACGGTATTTCAGCGCACCGGCTTCGACGTAGAGTTGGCCGCCAGTCACGTTGGCCGTAGGAGCGGTTCCGTTGGCAATCTGAATGGTATTTGCAGCGGTGGTTCCGGCAGTGGTAAGACCGACGAGCAAGTTGCCGAGGGCATCGAGGGTCATTGCTTGTACCATTGTAGCCGTAGTGCCACCTGTTCCAGATACAGCAGTGTACCACGCATGGTTCCCGCTGCTTTTATTCTGCTCGTAAAGGAGAGCGCGTCCCGTTACAATATAATTGCTATTTGTACCGTCATAAAACCAGTTCTGACCCAAATAAGTGCTATGAGTTAAACCCCCTGATATGGAGGCGTTTGCTTGCAGTTGAATTGTTTTTCCAGTCAACAGATTCCACGCACTCGGCGTAACCCCCACGCCGACGTTGCCCGAGGTGTCAATTTGGGCAGCAAGCGTTCCACCATTAACATTGAAACGCAGCGTTCCACTAGCAGGAGCCGACAAGCTGACATTGCCGGTCTTCGCGCTGTAAGTACCGCCACCGCTCGCACCGTCACGGACAAGATAACAGCCCTGACCGACAACGCCTCCGGTGATTTCAGCAGCGCCAGCGACAGTCAGCTTTTCAACAGGACTCGCCCCCACGCCCAGCCCCGTGGAGTTCAGGGTCATGGCGGTGGAGCCGCTCAACGCAAAGTTTAGCGTCGATGCTTCGATTGTCAGCGGCTGATAAGACAGGCTTCCAGTGTTATCAACACCAGAAATCGAAGATGTAGATGCAGACGCAGAAAATCTAATACCCTTTGAAACACCGTTAAACAGAACATTGTTGGAATCAGTTCCGTTTACATGAAGCGGAAAACCGGGAGTTGATGTAAGAATACCCACCCGATTGTTCGCCGTATCCACTTTCAGGGAGTTCGTGTCCACCGTCAGATCGCCGGTGATGGTGGCGGAGCCAGGAACGACGATGTTATTGCCGCTCGGGCCGACTGCCGTGTACAGCTCCGTGAAGTTCAGATTGCAGTAATCGAACGCTGTACGAAGCGGCGTTCCCGTTCCGTCGTTCGGAGCTGTTCCGATATTGATCGTTTGCTTTGCCATGTGAAGTATTGAAGGGTTTGTTTCGGTTACAGAAATTCGGTCATGTCCGCCGTGATGATCGTGCTGTCAGCCGTAATCACCGTGTTGTCCGCCGTGATGTCAGCCGTTCCACCAAGAGTCGCAGCCTCCCAGAGTAGGCCAATCTCCAGCAGATTACGCTCGCGCGGACTCTTGCACGAAGCGCCGTAAGCCTCGGCGATCAGATTAGCAGCTTCCGCGCAGGAGATGTTAGCCATATCAGATGATGATGAACCAAGCGGTTCCGTTGCTCATAACCGTCACGCCAGCCCACTGAGAACTCAGCGTGTACGTCGTAGCGCCGTCAATCGTCTCCGACGCATAGCCGTCAACAACCACGTTGTTCGCACCGGCATTGATCCGCTTGAACACATAGATCCGACCCGGAACAAGCGCAGCCGGAGGCAGCGTAACCGTCACCGCGCCAGCGGTTGAATCGCAGAGCAGAAGATAATCACCACTCGTGACATTCCCCGTCGCGCTCACGCTCCGATACGTTCCGCGCGTCGCGCCACCGCCCTGAAGATACGCGGCAATGCGATTCTCAAGGGCGAGCTTGGCCAGTTCAACCTCCCATGGAGAACGACATCCCAGCGACGCCGCCTCATTGATCAGCGTCTCCGCCTCGTCGCATGTGATGTTTGGCATATCGATTTACAATTTAGGCCATCGGACCAGAACCACGGCGCATCACCTCGGCAATGAAACCCTCCCCGCCGCCGCCCTCCGCAACCTCCTCCTCCTCCTCGTAATCCTCCTCATCCTCCCCGCGCTCGGCCATCTTCTTGCCTTTGGATTTTTTCTCGTAGCCAGGGATGACCATGCCATCAATCTCGATGACCTCAGCCTTGCCGCCCTTGCCAAGAACGATAGTCGCCATCGTCTGGAAAGCCTCGCCTTCCTTCAGATTCTCGGGGATTTCAACGCCTTCGGGGATGGTAAATACCGGCATACGGGGAGCATCACTTTATGGGCATTAGTGTCAAGAGGCTAATGCGATGTTGGAAGCTTGTCGCTCTTCATCATATTTTCTAGCGCCTCAAGCGGTTGCAGATTCGTCCAATGACTCAACCCCATAACCTCCTCGGGCGTCGTTCCGCTGGCCAATGGAATGCGATGATCAACATGCCAATGACTTCCGTAATTCTCCCAGGTCATTCCCGGCTTGAATTGTTTTTCCAGATGAGAGCGCAGGAAATCAGGCGTACATCCGACAATCTCGAACGTGGCCGACCGTCGCGTTTTCTTGCTTCCAAGATACGCACGGACTGAGCCGCGAATGGCGTCTTTGAGGCGCATAAGCGGGTCGTTGCGGCGGCGTTCGCGGAGCTTGTCCGTTAAAAGTTGGCGGTTGGCTTTGGTGTATTTCCTATTCCATTGACGCGCTCGCTCGCGATTGGCGGCGCGATATTCATTCGACTTTTTCTTCAGGTGTTCAGCGTTCTTCTTTCCGTACTCGCTGTTCCGCTTGTTAATCTGCTCCTTGTTCTGAGCGTAATACTCGCGCGCTTTCTCAAGCCTCTGTTCTCGATTTTCTTGATATCTCCTGGCTGCACCATCCTTGAGCTTGTCTGGATTTTTTTCCGCGTACCGCTTGAGTTTCTCAGCCGATTTCAGAAGCAAGTATTCGTACCTTTCAGGCGAAACCCAATATTCCGAGCGTTCACCGTTGGTCAGCTTCGGGCCGTAGAACCAGAACTTCTTCCCGTCACTTTCGCGTACGTCGCCACGTTTCAGTTTTTCCATGCGCTGAAATCTTAACCAATCAACGTTGATTCGTCAAGACGTTGAGGCAAAGAAAAAGCCCCGGCAACTTTCGCTGCCGAGGCTGCATGGATTAGGTATTAACTACCTCAGGAACAAATTACCTGGGTCAAAGCTCCGGTGCAACGCCTAAAAATAATAGTCATTCCCTGGGACGGGAAGATCGGCTCGGAAGCATGAACGAACTCAGCGTAATGCTGACCCTTCTTCTCCAGCGGATCGGCGCAATCCACATCGAGCTTGTAGGCACCAGTCACCCACTGCCACTCGCCCATGTAGTTGGTCGGCATCCAGCTCAAATCACCAACGCGGTTCACAGGACGCACGATGTGCGACTTGAAGACGTACGGGGTGACGATAAACGCAGCCTCGAACGGAGCGGTCGTCCAGCTCGGGTTGACGCTGAACACCGTACCCTTGGTGCCGGAAGCACTGGTGAACGGCTGAACCAGCGTGTACTTGCCACCGGCATAGGTGAAGCGGGGCGGGAACAGATTCGGAACGTGCCGGAAGTTCTTAATCACCCGATTCGCACCGATGCGCTTGAGCAACTCCGCACCAGCGCCACTGCCTTGATCAGCGAAACGCAAGTCATCGCGGAACGCGGGGTTGTTCTGGGCGATGCGCTGCGAAGCCTCCAAGCCGATGTACAGCGGGAAGATCGGACCATCGCTGGAGTAGCTGATGAAACCGGAGCTATCGGGATTCGTCGCGCCGTTACGGATCAGCGTGGCGGCGGCGACATCGAGCATCTCCTGAGTCAGCTCAGAAGTGGACTGATTGAGCGCCTGACCAACCGATCCGGTCTGAATCCAGGGGAACTCATTCACGCCAGACGGAATCGTCTCAACCTGAGTGAAGGACGAGTCGGCCACAGCCTTGATAGCGAACTTGGCGAAGGTGTTCTGGTAACGAGTCTCCCAAGTGCGCTGCGCGCGGATCGAGAGCTTCTCCAAGTACACGCGCAGGAACGCCTCGACGCGATGGTCGAAAGTCAGATCGTCCTTACACAGGAGCGGACCTTTGAGGGCGAAACGCTCAGGACTCCAGGTGACGGCATTGTAGCCGACCGGAACGTCATTGTAGGTGACATCGCAAGCGCCACCGTTCTCGCCGCTGGCGAGCGTGATGGCCGACCACTCCTCAGCCGCAGTCGGCTCGATGGAGGTGGTGGTGAACGAGGTCTGGGTCAGACCAGTACCCTGAGGATACTCGCCGCGCTCAATCATGTTGAGCCACATCGAGCGGTACGAGGCGCGTTTATAAACGTCCTGAGCGAGCGACTCGGTAGCCACCGCAAAGGCGTTGAAGACATTAGGACAAGACATGAGATGAAAAATGTAAACCGACGTTATCTGCGTTATGGCTGGCTATCCATCCACCACACGGTGGCTGATTATCCAACCGCTTCCGATGCGGAGTGTCATTGCCGCTTAGACGGGGGCATTCAATGACCAGTTGAATGCAACTCTTAAGGTCGTTACGCGGGATGGAGCGATAGAAATGCTTATCGCGTCAATTAAAATGTGTCGTCCATAGGGTTGGCCACTAACTCCGACTGGATGGCGGCGTATGATCGATAACCCTTAATTGTCTCGATCCGATGAGGCGCGATGATCGTCTCCCGCGCTATCATGCCACGGTAAGTGTACGGACCTGGGAATGAGCCGGTCATCAGTACATAGAAATCAACGCTATCGGTTTTCGGCCCTTTGCGCGCATCGACTAGCAGCTTTCCAGTCTCGTACTTGGTCGTTTTGACATCGATGCGGAATCCTGGCGGTGGCGGGATTGTCGCGTCGTAGAGCGGATGCGGAGGATCGCGGTCGGTATCCAGATCAGGATACACATTGAACAACTTGCAGAACGCTATCTCGCCGCATATACCCTCCAAATCCACAGTCGCAGAATCCTGCGCGCTGATCTTCAGGTTGGTAATGTTGAAATGACGATTATTGCCGTTGCGATTCTTGGCGATAAAGTGGGCCAACTTCCTCTCAGCGGTTGTTAAAGATACAGTTTGACCGATTTTGATTTTGTTTATCATGGTCAAAAAGGTGGAAAATTTTTGAGGGGGGTATCGTAAACGAAGCCCACCCGCAAAGGGGGTGCCAGGTCCTACGTCAACAATCGTGCCAACCCCTAGGAAAAACAATCCTTTTCTGTCATAAGCAAAACTTATGCTGATCATAAGTTTTCCTGCGATGCACAAGGTGTGTTATATTTACTTCAAACCAGTCTCTCCCGTGACTTGAATCTCCGAGATTCGATCCGGCATCGATCCAAGTAAATTGATCGAAACGGACGCTTGTTCCCCTTGTTCGCTCCAACCAAACACAAGCGCGGAACGCTTGGCAACGGATCCTAGTATCTGCTCGCGAGTCGATTCATCTTTGATGCCATCGAGGTCATAGCTGTCAATTCGCTCGAGCGTGCTGGCGGCATCGGCAGCTAGTTTCGAACGAACGATTGCAGACAACGCTTCCAACGATTGGGTTTTCTTTTCAATGCAAACCGTTTGCATTTGCTTCCTTAACTTCGTCAATCCCGTCCGGCTCGCTTTGGTTTGAACCGTTTCAACGCATAGCTTCAAATCGCTTGCAATCGTCGACAATTCCTCTCCCGATAGGTATCGGGCTTTAACTTCGTCCCACACTTCGCTCGGCTTCGCCATGCATGACGCATAGCGGCTTTGGTTGCGGCTTTCAACGTCCGGCTTGTGATTCCCTCGTTTTCCACCCCTCCAAAAATCGATTTTTGACTTCGCCAGGCAAACGCTCTCAAAAATTTTTTATGCGTTTTCCCCAATGAATCCGCCCCTTTCGCCCCTCTCTCAAAATATTTCAAGAAAAGTTTTGACTCCCCGCCACGTCCACTCTAGTCTGTCCGCAGCAATGAAATCCGCGCTCCGCAAACTCTCTTCCTTCCTAGCCCTTTGCATCACATACGCTGTCCTAGGGTACGCCTTTTACTTCCTTTTCTTCGCCTCTCAATTCTAACCCTCAATCCAATCACCAATGAACGTCCATCTAACCCTCAAATCGTCCAACGCGAAAACCGGCCCCATTCCGGTGTCAACATCATCGGCCGTCACATGCTCCGATGCATGCCCTTTCAAGAAATCCGGCTGCTATGCCGACAGCGGACCGCTTGCGCTTCACTGGTCTAAAGTGACAAGCGGACAGCGCGGTTTTGATTGGTCCGCTTTCCTGTCTAAGGTCCGCTCATTCCCAGCTGGCCAATTGTGGCGTCACAACCAAGCCGGTGATTTGCCCGGTGTTGGTGATTCAATTGACGCAACCGCTCTTTCGCAATTGACGGAAGCAAACACCGGCAAACGCGGTTTCACCTACACCCATAAGCCGTTGACGCCAGATAACCTGTCCGCACTACGGTCCGCCAATGAGCGCGGTTTCGTTGTCAACCTGTCCGCCAATTCGGTGTCGCATGCTGACAGACTGGCGAAGACAGGTCTTCCGGTTGCGGCCGTTGTCCCACAAGACAGCGCGGACCGATTCACAACACCCGATGGAAACCGAGTTGTGGTTTGCCCTGCGCAACGTGTTGACGGTTTATCGTGTGACAAATGCCGCCTATGCGCGAAAGGCAATCGGGGCTTCATTGTCGGATTCAAGCCACATGGAACGGGTGCCAAACGGGTGCAACGAATCACAACGGCCGGTTAAAGCAACGTGCCAAGCCATACGAAAGCGTGGCTTGCAACGTGTCTTTAGTCTCCAATCCAAAGCATCCAATCCATCAAATCCAATGACAAACCGATATCCTGGCCAATGCGTCCAATGCCACGAATACGTCCCGACTGGCCTTGGCACCGTCACCAAGCGCGGCCGTGTCTGGCGCATAGACTGCAACGCATGCACCGGCCGCATGCCTGAGAACTCCGGTCTTGTGTGCGTCAAACTATCCTCCGGATGGACGGGAACGCGCAATGCGCGCGGCCGCTGCGAAGACGCGCCATGCTGCGGATGCTGCACTTTCTAACCCTAACCTAACGCATCCAATCAAATGAAAGTCCTTGAATTCATCCGCCTCCGTTCCTTCGAAGAGCCTTTCATCCTGGCCAATGAGCGTTGGCAATATGTCACCGTCAAACGCGCCGATGGACAGGAAGACATTGGTGTCTACCGCTTCTCAACCGATCTTTGCTACGACTACGCAGACTTTCGCGC